TTTAACACTGTAAAGATAATACTTTTTTTAGAACTACCAAAACTTTTTTCACTTTTTTTTTATTTGTTAACTTATATGTTTACTTTTTTGTGTGTTTGTAAAGGTAAACGTTTACACTATTTATTTTGAAAATAACCTTTAGATAGTGATTCAAACTCTTCACCTAAAGAACTTACTTTATTAGTTAACGTTTCTATTCTATCCTTACAGATCTTAGCTAGTACTTCACGTCCTGCTTGTTGAAAGATCTCGTATCTATCTACTAATATATATATCTGATCAGAAAGATCCCTTATATCGTTGTTTATCCTGTCTAGTTTTACTATGTCCATAATGTTAATGTATATATTCTGTCTTAATATTGTTATCTGTTCCTAATAATACTGACTTAGCTTTAGTAAATGTATTCTTTTTTCTAGCCTCATCTTGCCATAGATACCCCTTAATGATAGCTTCTACCCTTTCGGCTAACTCGTCTACTCTATCTGTCGGACACTTTGCTACAGCTAAATGTATTGGAAGTAAAAGGTCTCTAGGATCAATTACTATCCTTATATCTGTATCGTATATGTCATAAACTTTAGATATGAATTCTCTATCGTTATTCTTAACCCAAAAGTCTGATTGGTTAAAATGGTGTATAACTGTTCCATGAGTCAGCCCTATTGAATCTCCTATCTTCTCATAGCTGTAGTTGTGAACAGCTCTAGCCATGTATATATAACACTGCTTAATATATATAGCTTTGCCATCTCTACTTTTTGAAGTAATATCTACTCCTGTCTTATCTAATGTGATCTGTTTTAATTCGTCTAATTTCATTGTATGGTTATTTATTTAGACCACAAAGATATATTAAATAAATGACACTACCAAATATATTTTAAGAAATAAAGTATTTACCTGCGTTTGGCTTGCTGAGGTGGTAAGATACAAAGTAACGGATACCGTCTATAAGGTGGTTAAAGTCATCTATAGCAACTTCCTTCCCTTCCTTCCATGTGTAGTTGTTAAGCTCTGTAATAAGGTTAGTAGAGCCTCCATGTACGTAAAGCTTATATTCCTGAAGTAATGCAATACCTAAGTTAATAGATCCCTGTCCTTTTATACTAGGCTTTATATTTAATCCGTAAGAATGTTTCAGCTCATGTAATAGTCTAGGTTCAGCAGAATCGCCAATGGTTAGAGTGTCTTTACCTTGTTTGATTAATCTAGAAGCTATATCTGAAGTAGTTAGCCCTGCACTATATACGATCTCTTTAAGGTATATCTCTTTAGTGTTTTTGTTTATAGATATTAAAGTAGCTCCTGTAGGATCTGTAGAGAAACCAAAATCCATACCGATACCATAGTAATCACCTTTAGAGTCAAAGTCTTTTACTTCCCAATTATTAAAGATAACTCCTTCTGCTACTGATCGCCATCCACCTAATATCTGAGCTTCATATTCACTAGGACGTTCTAGCTTCATTCTATTAACGTTAGCTAAGAAGGTAGGATCTAAATGCTTTTCATTATCTAAGTAAGAAGTATGAATGTAAGTAGTATCCTCTTTAGTTATATTCTCACCACCTAGTAAGCCTCTAGATTGAAAAAACCTGTTATAGATCCAATGTGCTTTAGTAGTAGGATTCATTACCATGATAACTCTATTCTGAGCGTCTTTAGATCTTACTGATAAATCTATCTTATCAAATAATAAAGGATCAGGCATTTCTTCTGCCTCATCTAATATCCATGTAGTTATTCCGTTAAGAGACTTTAATGCTGCTGTTTGATTACCGCTACCTGTTTTCAAACCTCTGAAGTATATCTTATTCCCTGTTACCTTATTAGTGATGTCAGTCTTATTAACTAAGAAGTCATTATCTAAACCCATGATGTCTATCTTCTCTGTCATTTCAGGTATAATAGACGTAGAAGCTGAGGTCATTGTATAACGAGTAAAAAGGACGTTATGTCCCTTCTCGTATGTTAACAGCAATATCATGGAAGCTATACTAAATGATTTAGAAGATCCACGTCCACCCGTTACAATAAAGTATCTAGAGTCGTTAAGAAATAATGGTTTGTATTTAGGGCTTAGTTTTATACTCATAGTTATTCATCATCATCAAAGGAGATTAATCCTTTCAAAGTTATATTGTGATCTACTGTTCCTGTTGTGTTAAGGTCTATTTCTTGCTTAGGTAATCCTGCTCTGTACTTCATAAATAATTCAATAGCTCTATGATCTCCTGATTCTATTCTCTGTAGTAGCTGTTCCATTACGATATTAACGTCTATGTGATCGTCCATTATCTTACGGATATTTATTACCTCACCGTTGCTAGGTCTACCGCTATTCGGTCTAGACCCTCCCCAATTATCTGATACTAAGCCACAGTCTTCTTTTTTCTTACCTGCCATGTTGGTTTATGTTGATTTTATTACTCTTTATTTAAAAACAGTATAAATAGGCTAGGTGTAGTAATCACTTATATATTAAGTAGTTTCGCTAAGATAAGAGCTGTAGCTGTCATGCTTATTAGCTTTAACAAGAAATTAAAAGTATCTATCTTCGCCCCAATTAGTTTGTTTAGTTTCTTCATGTCTGTTTTTGTCTTCTGATAATATTAAGTAGCTTCTTAATTGCATTAACTTTAATTCTTTGTTCTCTTCCTCTAGGATCTTATTAATTGTTTCTAACTCTGATAATTTGTTCTCTAGAGCTTCTACTCTATAGTGTAGGAATCTTTCTGTTTCTGTTACGTTCATAATATTGGTTTTAAATTAAGTCTTCTGATCTTGGTGTTTGAAATTCTATAACAGCGTCTTTAGGGTATGCTGATAATATTCTTTGTGCTGTTTCGTCTTGTGCTTTTTCACACATTTCTGTATTTAATAGGTATTTATCCCCGTTTACTATCATTGTTATCATATTGTTGTTTTTATAAGGTTAATAATTCTACATGACAAATATATAACTAATTTATGTTACCACCAAATATTTTTAAACTTTTTTCTAATTTTTTTACTTTTTCCTCTAGTTCTATGATCTTTTCCTCTGATTTCCTAGCTCTTAAGACTGCCCTATTCTTATCAGCTCTAGCTTCTGATACTTCTCTATCACAGCTAAAGCTTTTAAGTTCCATTCCGTCTATATATACAAATAGTCTAGTAAAGGCTTCTGAAACCTCTATAACTTCTTTGTTCTTAGACTTTGTGTTCCATTGTATCAATAGAGCAGCTATTAAGCTTTTGTCTGATGTTGCCTGTAATGATTCTAGTGTAGGTGTAAACATGTTAGTATTGTGTAAATAGTTTAATTCTTGAATATTGTACTCCTTTACTTAAAAACTGTACTAAAGCTCTCTTATATCCTTCAGCCATTTCGAAGCGATCCTCTTCGGCGTAATCTTCCATCATTTCTATTACTATGTCAGAAGGTATTCCTGAAGCTAGACTATATATACCCATCTCATAATATATCTTTATTAATTCTGTATCCATCATAGTGTTGCTGTTTTATGGTATTGACTTAAATCTATTAATTCATCTACAAAGAAAGCTTTATATAGTGCTATTGAAGCTTCTAGTTTTATTTTACCTGATTCTAAAGTTTCTTCTGATGCTTTGAATACACCTATGTCAGTAGTTGTCTTATCTACTACCAACCAATAAAAGTCAGGTACTTCGTAAAGCTGAGTGTATAGGTAGGCTTGTAGGTCATAGTCATACTCAGAGATCGTGAAAGCAAATTGATTAGTTAATGATCCGTTCTTTAACTCTACGTCTTTTAAACCATCGTTAGTAGTTTTAACGTCTGCTACAAATTCGCCTTCTCTATATATGTCTGCCTTACCCCTTATAGCTAATCCATCTACTTCGACTAATGCGGGTACTTCTGTTTCTGATCCTTTTAAGAAACTAACACATGAGTCATTTTGTAAGAAAGCTGTAGCTATTCTACTACACATGTATTTTTCTTTTAAAGTGTAGGTAGCATTTGCTCCATGAGTTTCCTTAGCTAGCTTCCATTTAGTTGTATTCTTACTAGAAGTATTTACAAAGTGAAAGTCTCCATATTTCTGAGGTTCTAAGATCTCTGTATGAACTAATTTACCGTCCCTTAATGCTTGAGTCTCTGACATTCCTTTTTTCTTCATGTGAGCGAACCATTTAGGGCTCTTTAGAAGCCATTTAAGCGATGAATAAGACAAAGCTCTATCTAAGTTCAGGTGATCGTGGTAAAATGCGTCAGAATGCATGTTATCTAATGTCTCTTCTAAGTTAACTGATTCGTGATTTAACAATGTAATGTCCATATCTAGTTGATTTCTTCGTTAATGTAGTTTTCGTCTTGCCAAAAGTTAAGATCGTTCTGTAAATCCATTGATTGATAAATTTCGTAGTGTAGCATAATATTTGTTTTTTTTAGATTAAATTAATTAATGTTCCTATTACTCCTGTTATTAATACGAGTGTAAGTGTTACTTTTACTGTTGTGAATAATACTTTGTTTAATGTTTTCATGATATTGAGTTTTTAATTATATGGTAAAGATAAGGTGAATATTTTAATCCACCAAATCTTTTTTACTTTTTTTTTATATTTCTTCAAATAATAAGCAAAAGTTGTTAAGTTCTGTTCCTGTAGCCATGCAGATGTCGTTAGCTAATCCGAAGTTTATGTTAGTGAAAAATTCTTCATTCTCTAACGATACAATAATATTCTTATATATAGTAGGAAATTTGTCTCCGTAATATACTGATAATTTAACTCTGTTTGCTAATGATAATCTTTCTAATAAATTCATAATGTTTTATTTTAGTTTTTACTGTGCCTTATTGACACTTCAAAGATACAGAGTATTTATTTAATACACAAACTTTTTTTAAACTTTTTTCAATAAAAAAACCCCGTAGTATATACGAGGCTGATTTACAGTAAGTTATGTTACTTATTATTTTCTAAATATATTTGCAAAGAGGCTAAAGCTCTCCACGCTACCTTAGATAAGTGT